GTCCGTGGTGCCGCCAGCCAGAGTGATGCCGGCGTCGGAGGCCACGGTGAACGCCGTCGCGCTGGTGAATGTGAAGGTCAAAACCTGGTAGATCGAGCCGATGTTGCCGACGGTCATGTTTGCTTCGGCGAAGGTTCCGGCCACGCTGGTGACGGTCTTCCCGGTCGTGGTGCCGGCAAGCCCGGTGGTAACGATCAGCGACGAGACGTATGTGTTCGTGCTGCTGTAGTCGTTCGCCAGAGTGCCCGAGATGGTGATCGTCACCACGTCGCCGGCCACAGACGGCGTGCCGGAGATGGTGTGGATCTCGGCCGTGCCGCCAGCGCCGAGAGAGGTCTCGTTGCTGATGCGGATGGTGTCTCCGTTTCTGAAGATGATGACGGACCCGTCCTCGACCAGAACATCGAACTGGTTCGATCCGGCCACCTCGCTCGCGTTGAGCTTGCCGCACCCGTACAGGTTCGGACTGCCGAACGCCGACTGGATGTTGGTCTGCGTGCCGAGCGCGAGATACAGCTCGTCGTCTCCTGGTGTCGGACGCCATAGGCCGACCCGCAGAACCGAAGCGGTCTCGTTGGCCGCGTTGTCAACCCGGACGAAACCCTTGCGCCACTGGGTAACGCCGGCCGACAGGGCCGATTCCGGCACGTTGGGCCAGAACGAGTTGCTGGAGCCGGACACCACCTCGTTCGCCGAGATGCGCCCGCCGTTGCTGCCGGTGTCGTTCACCACCGCCGATGCGTAATAGACCAGTTCGCTGCCGACAATCGCCATATCATGCCACCTGAATGAGAAAAATGGAGCCGGTGTAGTGGGTTCGGCGCGGATCGACGGGAGAGAGCCGGAGCGGTCCCGCGTCGCGCCTGAAGCGCACCGTCGCCGTGAAGGAATCGTAGACCAGAGCCAGGTCTTGCCGGGTCTCGGCCAGAGCGACCAGAGCGTCCACGGTCGCCGACGAGAGCCAGCACCACGGCAGCTCGGCCTCCAGCGTGATCGGTCGTCCGCCGCGCTCGTTCTCCATGACGACCGGGTTGCCGGCCAGCGCGTAGCGGATGGACTGTCCGACGGGCTGCCAGTCGAGCCGGTCCACCCACTCGATCTGAGACTCGTCGCGCGACGTGAACTGAACGGAACCGAGACTTCTCATAGCGCTCTCCCGACGCCGGTCAGCAGGTTCGCCAGCGCTTCGGCCTGATCGCGGCTGCCGGACAGACGGATCGGCGCCCTGCCAGGCACGTTGATGGTGATCGGTGAGCCGGGCACCGCGCCTCCAGTCGACATGCGCGGGATGCCGATGCGGTCTCTGACGCGAGGCGATCTAGGAAACCGCTTCTGTCGGTTCATCTCGAACAGCCTGTCCAGGCCGATGGCGCGCACCGCCTCCTTTCTCAGCACGAACTCTCCGGGTTCGAGCAGCGCCCTGATCCGATCGCCGCCGCCGTATCCGTGTATCGGCCCGCCCGTGCGTTGCGCCGTGTCCGTCGCGGAATCGCTGACAGTTCCGTTCGAGAAGCCCGGATCGTTGTAGCGCACGTTGACGCGGAGCGTGGCCTCGCTCTCGTTGATCTTCTTGATCGTGCCGTTGACGCTCTCTTCGGCCTTCGTCGTGTCTGCGTCGACAGGAAATTTCGCCTGCTCCTTGATGAACCCGATCTCGGTCGGGTTCTTTCCGGCGTCTTGCAGTCGCTTGAAGATCTGCTGGTACTCGCGTTCGAGCGCTTTGATTTCGATCAGCGCATCATCTCTCCTGGACTTCAGTTGCGACCTCGCCTCTTCGGTCGCGAGACCGACGATCTTGCCTTCCAGCTCGGACTGGATCGCAAGAAGCGCGTTCGCCGATTTCGACAGGGCCGCGATGGCGGTCTCTGCGTCCTGCTTCGTCGATTCGTTGAACTTTTTGACCTGCTCTCCGATGCGCTTATTCAATTCTCCAGCGCTTTCGTCGAGCGATTTTGCGACGGCTTCCCTGAGATCGGAACTATCTTTCAGCTTGTCGAACAGCCCGATGTCTGCGAAGATCGCTTGAGCCTTTTTCGCCAAATCCTCGACCTGACCGAGATACTCGTCTCTGACGGAAGCGGGAACGTCGTAGCCGCTCGACTTGTCCAACAGTTCTTGCGCTTGGGCCAGCAGCTCTAGCCCGCGCTTTTTCTTCTCTTCGTTTTCGCGCTGGGTTTTCGATTCGGAGCTGAGCTGTTTCTGGACGCCAAGCAGGTCCTCGTTGTTTTGCTTGAGCAGATAGGTGTTGCCGGCGTTGACGAGAAGATCGTTGGATTGCTCTAGCAGCAGCTTCGCGTTTTCGAGATAGCCGTCCTTGATTTCCTGGTTGGCCTCTTTCGCCGCTTTCTCCAGCTCGTCATGCGCCTTCGAGCGAAGCTTCATGCCGCGAAGCTCGTCTTCCGACGCTTTCTTCTGCTCTGGAGTGAAGTAGATGCCGGCCTCTTGCCTGCCCTGCCGCAACTTTTTGGCGTTCTCTTCGGCTTGGCGCACCGCGTCGGCCTGAGACAGCGTCGCGTTCAGCAGGTCGGTCGCGTCCTTCGCCCTGTTCTTGTCGAGCGCGCGCTGCGCTTCTGTCGCCTTGATCGTGGCGTCTGTTATCTCGTTCTGTATGTCGAGAAGATTTTTGGAAGACTTGACCTTTTCGAGTATCGCCTGATCGGATTCCTTCTCCAGCCTGAGCACGGTTTCGGAAGCGCGCTGGTAGTTCGACAGCGCTTTGTACGCATCGTTGATCGACGCTCTCGCGCGAGGGTCGAACCCTTTCAGGAACTCGGTGTTCTGCGATATTTCGTCGCTCGCTTTTTTCTGATCGTTCGACAGGCGCAAATTCTCTTCCATCGCCTTGTTGTTATCTTCGATGGACCTCTTGGACGCTTCGAACGACTGGACTGACTGGCGTTCGAGTCCAGCGATCTCCGATCTGACATCGGATATTCTCTGGGCGATCTTTTTCGCTTCCTCCTCGTCAGCGCCGAACCAGTCGACTCTCCGACCGAGCTTGTTTTGCAGGATGCCTTCCAGCTCTTTGAGGTCTCTGATCTGAGATTCTATCGCCGCTCCTCCATCGCGTCTCCACTGCTCGAAACTCGGCAATGGAAGCGGCTCGCTGACTTTTTTCTTGAAGTTTTCCCAATATCTGTCCAAGTCCTCGAACGTCAGTCCGAACTTTCGGTCGAGATCTCCGGCGAGAATAGCTCTGTTGCCGAACTCCTGAAGGTCTTTCTTGAGTTTGTCGAGCTTCTGCGGCTCGATCTCGGGCGAGACGCGAATCGTGATCTGCTTCAGAGAGAACGAGACGTCGTTTATCAGAGACGGAATCTGCTTGATCCCGTCGATGACGCCAGAACCGAACTCGGAAGCAAATCGATTGACGCCGTCGATCAGGCCGCCGAACACGTCTTGACCTGAAAACTCGACAGTCTTGAACAGAGCGACGATCTCTCCGATCTCTCTCTTGGCCGCGTCGCCGAACGCTCCTGTCCCGTCGGCCAAGTCGCCGATGAAGTCCCTGGCCGAGATGATCGCGTCTCCGAGCGCGCGCCATATTCCGGTCTTGCCGATCTCGACGAAGAGGCGCTGCAACTCGTTTTGCAGCAGGGCGGACTTCTGCGAGAACGTGAACAGCTCCTCGCCGACCTTCGGGACTTCCTTTTCGAGCTGCTGCATGAACAGGATCAGCGCGTCTGACGACACCTTGCCGCGCTTCATCAGGTCCAGCAATTTCTGCGGGCTGATCTCCAGTGCGCGAGAGAAGATCTGCACGGCGCCAGGCAACGCTTCCGAGAGCTGCTGTCTCAGCTCTTCAGCGTAAATCTGGCCCTTCGACATCATTTGGGCGAGCGCGAGGAACGCCCGTCTCGACCGCACCGCGTCGGCTCCGGTGACGACAAGCGCCCGGCTGACGGCCTCGAAGATTCTCCTCGTCGCCTCACCTTCGAGCCGCGTGCCTTTCGACGCCGCCACCAGTTGCAGGAACGAGTCTGTGACGACGATGAGCGACTGTCCGGTCGAGTCGGCTATCCGTCGCAGCTCCTCGAAGTAAAGAGTGCCTGAACCTGTGATCGAGTTCAGCCCGCGATTGAGGTTCTCGATCTCCTTGTTTGCCGCGAAGAATCCAGAGATGAGCGAGATGACGCTTCCCGCCGCCGCGAATCCGGCCATCTGCGGCCCGAGAGCGAACTTCAGTGCCGCCCCGAACTCGCGCGCGACGCCGGAAGTTCCACGGAACAGCCTGCCGAGCGTTGTGAGTTCCTGCTTCTGTCGGCCAAGAGCTCGACTTGCCTGATCGATGGCGCGAGATCGGGCGATCTCTGCTCGCGCTTCGTTTTCCAGGTCTCTGAGCTGTGAGCGAAGCTGCGACCGGTCTCCTTTCGCGCTCGAAAGCTGGCTTTCCAGTAGCGCTTTTCTCGATGCCGCCTGAGCGCCTGCGACTTTGGTGAGCTGCTTGATCTCGTTCGCGAGAGAGCGCTCGATCTCCTTTTGAGCGGCTATCTTCTCCTTGATCTGAGCGATCTCGCTTCGCTTCAGGTTCGCTATTCCCTGCTGTTGCGCCAGCTCTTTTCCTTTCTCGCGAGTCTGCTTCTCGTAGGTGTCGAACAGGTCTTTTTGCTGTTTTGCTGCCTTTAAGGTTCTTTCTAATATGGATCGGTTGAGCGCTTCAATCGACTTCGCTTTGGCCTCAATATCTCCTGCGGAAAGACCGCTAGAATCCTTTCTGAGCCTCCTGAGATCGTCTCTCATCAGCGCGAGACGCGCTCTCGACACCTTCAGGCTGGCGTTCAGAGAGTCCGTGTTGAGCTTGTCGAACGACTTTTCGGCTCTGAGATTTCTGATCGCGTTCTGGGCTTTGACGATCTCGCCGCCAGTTTGTTGGAGAGCGGTTTTCGCGCTCGCGAGATCTTGCTGGAACCGCTTGAGTTTGCCGGATTCGATCTCGGAGTTGAGTGCGGCGTACTTGGCCTTCAGGCCGTCGATGGCGCCGGTCTGAAGACCTATTCCTGCGAACGCAGTTCTGACTTTGTCGAGTTCGGTCGCGAAGTTGCCGATGTTGACTGATTTCAGTCCGGCGACGGAGCGCTTGACGGCGTCGATTTCCGACGCGAGCGGCAATATCCTGTTCGATTCGAGAGACTTGATCGACGACGCGAGCGATCTGATCTGCGCGTCGATCCTTTTGAGTTCTGCCGTGGCGCGACCCGAATCAACGAGCAACCGAATTCGCATCATCAGGTCGTTGCTTGCCATCGCTCACTCTTTTTGCGCGGAATTGAACTCGTCGACGGCGGACACGAAGACCGCCCACGGATACTCCCAAGCGTTCTGGTGGCCCTGGCGGACCAGCCGAGACACGCTCATTTCGAGAGCTTGTCTTTCTCGACTTGCTCGCGGAGGTGGTTGACTCTCGGGAGATACTGGTTGAAAAAAACGCTGTTTACTTCCTTGATCATGGCTGCCGTCTTCGCCAGCACGCTGGGCGGCAACTCGTCGACCTGATCTTTCTTGAGGTCGGTGAAGAGATGGATTTCGTCGATTCCTATCC